ATCCGAACAGCTGGCGAAGTCGGAGACGCTCCCGCGGGGATACGAACGGCACGCGCCGACGATCGCGAGGATGGCGCTAGCTGCCGACGAGACGCGGGCCAAGCTCAAGACGGCGGCGAAGTTCGGAGCGGGGCCGACCGTCAGATGCAATCAATGCGGCGACCTCGGCCGCGTCTCGATCTACCTGGTCGGCAATTCATTGGCCAGGTGGATGGAGCACGCGCGGCGGTTCGGCTCGATTGCGCCGCCCGAGCACGCAACCGGCATCGTCCGTTGCGACTGCGATACCGGCCGGTCCGTCATGGACCACCTACCGGAATACGTCCCGGCGCATCATCGGATCTCGGTCCGTTCGCCGGGCGTTCACCTGCGGAACAATCCGGCGATCCTGGCCGAGAGGCGGGCGGAAGTCGAATTGGCTCAATCGGTCGTCGACCGGGGGGTGATGGAATGACGCCGTACGAACAGTTGGACTTGAGCGAGGCGAAGCGGGAGAGGATGCTTACGATAGCGGACGGTTACGAGCAGTCGGCGATGCAGTTGACGGCGTCGCTAAAGCAAAGGGTTTCGACCGATCCCGACGATGTCGCGTACCAAGCCCTGATCGAGAAGGGCCTCGTGCTGTTCGCGTCTGCTGATAGGCTTCGGCGGACCGTGTGCTATCTGGAATCAGCCGAGAGGAATTGACCCGATGCTCGTATTCACGATTGACTCGCCGCCGATTGCGCAGCCGCGACAACGGCAACGGGTCATCAAGGTCAACGGGAAGCACACGGCGACCAACTACCTGCCGGCGTCGCATCCGGTGAACGGGTTCAAGGCGATCGCGCGGGCGGCGTGCCGGCAAGCGTACGACGGGGCGCCGCTGACGGGGCCGGTTAGCGTCGGGTTCGAGTTCGTCTTCGCGCGGCCGAAGGCGATCACCTACAAAACGAAACCGATGTTGAGTCGACCGCATTACGGCAAGCCCGACTGCGACAATCTGATGAAATCGGTACTCGACGCCTTGAACGGCGTCCTTTGGGCCGACGACGCGCAGGTCTGCGAGTGGTTCGGATTCAAGCGGATCGGCGACGGATACGAGAAGCCGCGGGTAATCTTGACGGTCAGAGAGATCCCACCGAGGACGGCATCGGCTCACGAGGGCGGGTGATTCGTACTCCGTTTGGCACGTTGACTAGGGAGCGGAAATCCTAGACAATGTGGGCTAATCGCATCCAAACAGGGGTTCCGATGCCAAGCGAACGATCCAGGGATGACGAGGACGGAAACAAGGTGGTTCGCGTGCTCGATGCTCTGTGGTCGTCTAGCGGCTTGATCTGGGGAATCACGGTCGGCGTACTCTCCGCGACGATCTGGGGGATGACGACGCTTAGTTCGGTGACCACAGCGATCGAACTGCTTGCGAATGAAAAGGTCAACGCGGACCAGGTCCGAGCTATCTTCGATCGCGAAGGAAGCGTCGTTCGCGATACGATCAATGCCAACCGTGAGGGTTATACGTCTCTGTCCGAGCGTTTGCATCGCATCGAAATCCAGCTTGCTCGCTTTGCCGCAATCATGGAACGAAAGGCCGATGGCGACAAGCAGGGATTCGCGCCCAAGCGACGAGCAAATCCGACGATCAGTTCCGCGACCAAACCGTAGCAAAATGGGGAATCTACCCGATGCACGAGGGCAAGCAATGACGCGCCCACCGTGGCACTGGGTCAAAGCGTACGACGAGCACGACGCAAGGTGGTGGCATTGGGTCTTCGGGACGGCTTTCTTCGCTGTCGCGATGTGGCAACTCTCGGAGTGGATGTGATGAGCAAACACTGGCTGGCGAGCAAAACGCTTTGGTTCAATGGTTTGGCAGTGCTTCTTTCGGTCGGGCTGTCGTTCGGGTTTGGCGAGTTCACGCCGTCGCCGGAAGCGTCGGAGATCTCGACCGCGCTGATCGCGATCATCAACATCGTGCTCCGGTTCGCGACGACGCAAGCGATAAGGGGTGCGTGATGACTGTGCGCGAACTAGTGGGATTGCTGCAAGGAGAGCCAAACCAAGACAGGGAAGTCGTCTTATCGAAGGATGCGGAAGGAAACAGCTATTCGCCTCTGTACGGAACGTGGGTAGGACGTTACAGCGAGCAGACGAGCGGACAAGGGGACGCTGGAATGGAATGCCTGGACGACGAGTTGCGAGCCGAAGGGTATAACGACGAAGACGTGATGGCGGACGGTGTGCCAGCGTTGATTCTTTCCCCAATAGTGTAAACGAGCGGGGGGACGCAATGGATAACTTCCACAACGACCAGGGGCCTCGGCCGGTAGTGGCGTCGATCTTGCTGACGATCGGCGGGATTCTGGGAACGGTTGCGATGCTGTGGGTACTGATCGAAACGGCCTATTACCGATGAGGTGAGACGTGGTGGAATGGCGAGAACAGACCGAAGTCGAAGACGATATCGACGAGAAGATTGACGGTGACGTAGGCAAGAAGATTGCCCTTGCGGTGACCGAGGCGAAGGCAAAAGTCGAGGGCATCGGAGTCAAAGCGGCGTTCGACCCGACCGCGATGATCGCAATAATCACGGCCATTTTCGACGCGATCCAGAATTGCCGAGGATCGGCAGGAGCACGCATTGCGACGGCTCGCGAGCATCCGCGTGGTTTCGCCGCGTTCGTCATGCGCAGGCAGCTGATCAAGCGGTTCCGCGAGGACAACGCGACTCGGAAGGACGCCCGGAACTGGGCACGCGCTACGGTCGACGCGATGGGCGAAGCGGCGCCCGATGACCTCGCGGACGTTCTGGAACAAGCGGAGGGCCAAGGGTGAATCTATCACGCGAACCGGCAATCCCGGACAAGGTCCTTCGCCGAGAGTTGAAGCGAAACGGGTGGATCGGAAAGCAGTCGGTCACGCCGGAGCAACTCAAGCGGGCCGTCCAATCGTATCAGCGGCGGTTCGGCCTGAAGGTCGACGGATGGGCCGGGCCGATCACGAGCAGGACGCTGACGGAACGGTTCTGCGGATGCCCGGACCATGCGCTAGAGGCCCGGTCGGCGTGGGACAAGGACCAGGCGAGAGAAGGTCTCACGTGGGCGATTCCGGAGAAACTGACCGGCTCGCCGAAGATGTCGGCCGGCGACTACAAACAAGTCGTGACGGTCGCTCTTGCCCATATCTCGACCGTGTGCGGCGCCCGGTTCGTCTACAGTGCGAACGCCCGCACGGCAAACGTCGTCATGGGCACGCATCGCGAACGATCTGGGGGTGTGCTCGCTTGGTCGCAACTGCCGAACGGTTCCGGGTCGCAGCTCGAACAGTCGTACGACGACGCCGAGCGGTGGCATTGGGAGAACGTTTCGCCGGCGTCGGGAACGATCGGGCTGATCCACGTGATCCGCCACGAATGGGGCCACGCCCTCGGCCTCGGTCACGGTGGCGACTGGTTGCTTCGCCCGACGTACGACCCGCGAGCGTATACGTTCCGGAACTGGGAAGCGAAGGAAGTCGTCGCCCGATACGGGCCACCGCAAGACGTTCCACCGGTCGATCCGCCGCCGGGGCCAGGGGGGACGCGCGAGCTGCGGCTGATTGTCAAGGGCGACTTCACTTGGGAATGGGAGAAGGCCGAATGATGCGAATCGCTGGCCTGATCCTGATGATGTTGCCGTTCGGTATCAGTGCCGCCGAGATTGAGATACGCGGCGCCGAGTCTGTTCGCTTGGGCGACTACACCCTACAACTCGACGGATCGACGACCGTATGGATCGACACGGACGCCGGAACGATCCGCATTGGCAAACCCGGCGAGCCGAAACCCGAACCCGATCCGAAGCCCGACCCGCCACCGACGGGAATCGAATCTCTGGAGGCGTTCACACGCGCAGCGTTCGACCGGGTGCAAGGGGAGGGGCCGGACGAGATCACCGTTCGCGAACGGCAGGCCGTGGCGAACGTGTTCGGTGAGTTGGACGTTTCCCGGACCGGCGTTGCATCGAACGAAAAGGAACTGGGCCAGGCGACGACCGAGGGGATTCGCAGGGTGTTTGGGTCGAAGGCGGACAAGGTGCGGCCGGTGCTGACTGCGATCTTCGCCGAGGCGAACCGGTTACGCGATGCGGGCCAGATCGTTTCGATTGACGACTGGGCGAAAGCGTGGCGAGCAATAGCCAAGGGGGCTGAACCGTGATTCTGTTGATGATGTCGATGCTGGTCGGCGTGGAATGGCACGACGCCGAAGAACCGCAGGGGATCGCGTGGGCCTCGGCGGTCGTCGAGCCGGCGGCGCTGGTCTTCGGAGAGCCGGACAAGCCAGTCGTTCTCCCCGCGCCATCGTACGCAGAGGCTTGGGCGGACTCGCTTCGTTCGGGCGTTGGCCTGATGGTCGCTTCGCGCATGGAAGCCTCGGTTCCCTACTGGCGGGAACGGGCCACGCAGGAAGGGCGGACGTATTGCGTCGATACGGGTGGCGTGTTCCATCAGGGCATTCACCGGCTGGACGTGGCGAGAGGCAAATTGTGGAGGCGAATCTCGCATCTGTACGCCGGGCCGAATTACTGGCGAATCGAACGGTTCGTCGGGGGTGACGGTTCGGACCTGTGGACCGGGCGAACGAAGACGCCCGAGCAGGCCGGCGCCTACGGTAACGTCGTCGTCGTATCGCCGGAGTCGTTCGGCTGTCCCGCATGCGAGGACCTCAAGGGTCGGTTGCGGGCCGCTGGCGTGGCGTTCCATTCGGTGGCGAACGACCAGGCCGGACCGTGGCCGAGGTTGTACGCGGATGGTCGAGAGATCGAACCGAACGTCGGCGCGTTGCAGGCCGTGGGGCTGAAGACGAAGAGCAAATCGAAGGCCGTGATTCGTTCGCAAGCAGTCGCTGGCGCCTATTCATCGGCTATGATGGGGATGAGCTACAATTCCCAGATGAGTACCAGGATCGTAGAACGAAGCGGCAGACGCGGGCCGTTGCGATCTCTGGGCGCCCTGCTGTTCAATCGGCGCGGCATGCGAGCGATGCGGGGCCGTTCGATGATGCGAACGAACTACGCGGCGGCCGGTTCCTGAAGCTAGGCATGACGCGGCCCGTGCGGCCGCTTGGATGAAAGGGCGAGGATGCGCCTGCGATTGCACTGCTCGCGGCTCGGCTCGGGCCTCTATATTCTGACCGACAAACCGATGATCAATTCCACGGTGGCCGGCAAGGAAAAGCGTGATCTCTACGTTTCGCCCGGCGAACCGATCGGCGTCGGTGGCCTTTGCCCGGACGGCGTGATGAAGCTATTCGACGGATTGCAGCTTCGCCGGCTCGATTCCCGAATCGTATACCTTTCCGGTGAACTGGCCCCCGAGGCCGAGCAGGCCGAAAGGGGGGCCATCATGTTGGATTGACGACGCGGATGGCGTGCGTGTGAACACGAAGCGGAAAAAAGGAGGGCTGACGATGGCGGCGAAAGATGAGAAGAGATTCGAAGTCAAAATCGGTGGAGTCAAGATCACCGAGAACATTCTGGGCGGTGGGTCGAAAGACTACTACACCGACGAAGGGCCGGTCATCTACCACGACGTGCCGGAGTCGGTGATGCTGGCTATCGAAGACCGGCTCGTCGCGCTGCGGAGCCAACTGCTGGCCGACGGACTCGAAGCGTTCAAGAAGAAAAAGGGCGCCTAACGCCCCCGAACCGCGGGCCTGTCCACGTCTCTGGGGGAGAGAACACGGCGGGCCTGCGGTTCGACCTCGGCGTCGTTTGCTGGGTTGTCATGCGCCCGGCGGGACGATTGACGTTGTCGCGGCGCCGAGGTTGTTTCTCTTCGCGAGTCCACCAATGCCGAAGCTGAACCTGGACCATATCGCCCAGCCCCTTCGACGCCTCGCCGTCGACCTGTCTACGGTCGTTCCCGATCCACGCAACGCCCGAACGCACAGCCCGGACCAGGTCCAGGCCATCGCCGATTCGATGAAGCGGTTCGGCGTCGACCAGCCGCTCGTCGTGCAGCTCCAAGGGCGCGTCGTCCGCAAGGGCAACGGCCGGCTCGAAGCCGCGACGCTCAATGGGTGGACTCACCTGCCGGCCGTCATCGTCGACGAGTCGGAAGTCGACGCCCAGTGTCGCGCGCTGGCCGACAACCGGCTGTCCGACCTCGCTGGATGGGATGACGGCGTCCTTCGGGAGTTGCTCGCCGAGGCGCCGGACGATGGCGTGCCTGGTTGGACGGCGGACCAGATCGCGGAACTTGTCCAGGAAGCCGGCGAGCAGGCCGACCCGAAGCTAGGCAGATTGTCGGGTCTGTTTGTCGCTCCACCGTTCAACGTGCTGGACACGAAACAAGGCTATTGGCAAGAACGGAAGCGTGAATGGATGGCGTTGGGCGTCGAATCGGAGTTGGGGCGGTTCAAGGGCGAAAACGGTAAAGGCAGGGTTTTTACAGCGAGCGTCGTGGGCCTCGGCAACAGTCCAAAAAAAACGGTTTCCATCTTTGACCCTGTCCTTTGCGAGATCGCTTATCGTTGGTTCTGCCCTCCGGGCGGCTCGATCCTCGACCCGTTCGCGGGCGGAAGCGTTCGCGGGATCGTCGCAAGCCGGCTCGGGCGCCAATACGTGGGAATCGAACTCCGGCCGGAGCAGATCGAATCGAATCGCGAGCAGGCCGACCGGATCTGTGCCGAGCCGTTCCCGGTCTGGATCGAAGGCGACGCGGTCAACGTGGCCGACCTGACGGCGCAAGACGAGCCGTACGACTTCGTCTTTTCGTGTCCTCCGTACGGTGACCTCGAACGCTACAGCGACGACCCACGAGACCTGTCGGCGATGGACGCCGAGACGTTCGACGCAACCTACGCCGCGTGCCTGTCGGACGCCTGCGATCGGCTGAAGCCCGACCGCTTCGCCGTGTTCGTCATCGGTGACGTTCGCGACAAGCGCGGGCGGTTGCGGGGCCTTCCGGCTGCGACGGTTCGAGCATGCGAGGGGTCGGGCCTGGTGTTCTGGAACGACGCGGTGCTGTTAACTTCGATCGGGTCTCTACCGATGAGGGCCGAGGCTGGATTCAATAGCAGCCGGAAGCTCGTTCGCGGCTATCAATGCGTCTACGTCTTCGCCAAGGGCAACCCGAAGTCCGCAACCGAAGCCGTCGGGCATGTCGACGTGGCGGGCGAGGAACCGTAGGACGGAACCCGTTGAAGGGTAAGGGAAAGCGACGAGGCGGACCGGACAAGTCCCCATGTCTTCGAGGGAGTCCCCATGGCCGGGAAGTTATGTGGAGCGAAGACGCGGGCCGGTGGGGAGTGCCAATGTCGTGCGATGCCAAACGGCCGTTGTGATAAGCACGGGGGCAAGTCGCTTCCTCCCGGTCCGTCACATCCGAGCTACAAGCACGGGCGGACATCGAAGACGTACACGGTCCCTACCGGTCTCCAGGCGAAGTACGCGGCCGCTCTAGACGACCCCGACCTGCTCGACATGCGCCGCGACGTGGCCCTGATCCAAACGCTCATCGAAGCGCAGATGGAGGGGATCGACAAGCCGCGGCTGTTGCTCGAATCCATCAAGCGGGAATGGGGCGCGTTGCTCGAAGCCCGTGGGACCGGCGACATGGACGCGGTGAAGGAACGTATGCAATCGGTGGGGGCGCTGATCATGTCGACGCAGGACCGCTACCCGACGGCGAAGGAGATCATCGACAGCGTCTGCAAGCGGGCGACGATCGCGGAAAAGCAAACGGCCCGTATGATGGACCAGGGCGCCCTGCTCACGGTCGCCCAAGCAACCAAGATGCTCCAGGAAGTGAACGAGGCACTCGATGGGATCATCGCCCGACTCTTCCCCGGCAACGTCGAAGCCCGTCGACGGCTTGGAGAAGCGTTTGCTCAACTCGTTCTGGGCCGGGTTGGCCGACCAGTTCGATCCGCAATCGGTGGCCCTGCCGACGGACCGGTCGTGGTGGCTGGAACAGCCGAGCGAAAGACAGACTGAGTTCCTAGACGCTCCCGAACGCGAGGTCCTCTACGGCGGGGCGGCTGGCGGCGGGAAGTCAATCGCCCTACTGATGGGCGCGCTTGAACACATCGCGACGCCCGGCTACTCGGCCCTGATCCTTCGGCGGCAGATTGTCGACCTGGAACGCGACGGCGGCCTCTTGCAGGTCTCGCATGCGTGGCTTGGGCAATCGGGGATCGCTCGCTGGTCGGGCGGTCGGAAGCGATGGACGTTCGAAAGCGGCGCCACGCTGACGTTCGGCTACCTCGAAACCGCGGCCGATCAGATGCGGTACCAGAGCACGCAATACCAGTACATCGGCTTCGACGAGTTGACCGAGTTCAGCGAGAAGTCGTACCTCTGGATGTTCCGGTCCCTTCGGCGTCCGCGATACCTGAACGTCACGCCGAGGATCACGGCCGCGACGAACCCGATCGGGCCGGGCCGGGACTGGGTCCGCAAGCGGTTCGTGACCGAGCCGGAGGAGAACCGCCGCTTCATCCCCGCGACGATGGCCGATAATCCGGGATTGCAACGCGACGAGTACGAATCGAACCTCGCGCAGCTTCCGCAATTCGAGCGGCAAGCGTTGCTTCACGGCAACTGGTTTACCGACCGCGATACGCTCATTCGCGGCTCGTGGATCGACGCGGTCACGACCGATTGCCTTTGGCCGACGCACAAGCCACCAGGCGGCACGTTTCCGTCCCTCTATCTCGGCGTCGACTTCGGCCGGAAGAGGGACAGGACGGTCGTGTGGACTTGGGAGAAGGTCGGCGACGTGTGCTGGTGCCGCGAGATCCTCGTGATGCACAAGACGCCGTTTGCGGAACAGATGCGGGAGATCCGGAAGCGGCTCGGTCGGTGGGTAGTCAAGGCCGCGATGGACTGCGGACTCATGGGCGCGCCTCTGGTCGAGGAGTTGGAATCCGAGTTTCCCGGCGTGGTCGAGGCCATCGGTCTGGGGCAACCGGCGCAACGCCGAATGGCCGAGCGGTTGCGTGTCGGATTCGAGTCTCGAAAGGTGCGCGTCCCGGACGACCCGGATTTACGCGAGGACTTGCAGCTCGTATCCTTGGGGGACGACGGCAACGTCGTGACGAAGCGCGACCCGGCGGTCGGTCACGCGGACCGGTTCTGGGCGGCGGCGCTGGCATACGAGCCGGCGTGTTTCGATGAGCCGTTGACGTTCCGCGCGCCGTACGTTCGGCGATAGGGGGCATGACGTGCGACTGATTGACGAGGTGGAGGTTGGCGGTGGAGTAACGGTCGGCGTCTACAGCGAACCCGACGACCTCGGCAACAGCGTGTCGCTCAAGATGGATATGGTCGCAGACGGGCAACCGTTGTTCTCTTCGTTGGCACGGATCGATATCCGGGATCTGGAACGCATGGTCGCGAAGGCGCGGCGGACGATCAATGAACGAAACGAGGCAATGTGATGGTCACAACCGCAGCGAAGGCCGGAACGAACGGCGTAGCGCCAAAGCCGGTCCGTCCTCCGGTCACTCGTCAGTCGCCGTTCGTCTACGCGAACTCGCGCATTCCATCGCCGACCGGCCTGGCCGAGTTGGTCAAGGAAGTCGAGAAGGACTACCAGTTCCTTTTAGGCGTCCGCGTCATCAACGCGCTTGCCCAGACGATCCGGGTGGCCGTGACGTGGCAGGGCGGAAACGACGACGTTCGCGCCAAGCGGCTGGCCGACAACCTTACGGAGACGTGGTACGCGATGTTGCCGCATGCGCTGCGGTGCTTCGCCTACGGCCGGTCGGCGTTCGAGCGGACCTATCGGATCGAGCACGGGATGGCCCTCGTCGACGATCTGACATACCTGCCGTTCGAGGACTCGAAACTGATCATCGGCGACGACGGGACGTTCGAGGGCGTCGAGGTCCAGCCGGAAGGCGAGGACAAGCCGTTGACGCTCGACCCGTCGGAATCTTGGTGGGTCGCTCTCGACCCGACGATCAAGATGCCGCACGGGCAGTCGAGGTACACGGGGGCGGTCCTCGAAGTCTGGAAGGCACGCCGCGCGCTGGACAAACACGAAGAGGTATGGCACAACAAATTCAGCTACGGCCACGGGGTCGGCAAGGCTCCGGCCGAGTATCCGGCGACGCCCAGCGCCAAGGGGTCGAAGGGCGAAATCGGGAACGACGGCAACATTCGCGATCCGATGATGGACCTCTCCGACGGAATAGCCGCGCTCGACAGCGGCGGCGTCCTGGTCCTCGACTCGGCGAGCTACCCGAACGGCGGCGGTGGCATGTTCGCCTACGAGCCACCGACGACGCGGCAGGACGCGGGGCCGTTGGAAGCACGCCGGCAACGGCTCGACGACGCGGCCCTCCGGTCGATGGGCGTGACCGAACGCTCGGCGACTCAGAATGCGGATGTCGGGACGAACGCGATGGCGGCGACCCATCTCGACGTTACGTTCGCGACGGTCGAGGAAGTCTTCGGCCAGGTCGCGGGCGCCTACCAGGTCGTGATGGAGGACGCACGGAACTGGAACTGGCCCGTCGGTCAAGGTCCGGTTTTCGAGTTCGACTGGCAATCGTTGTCGGGAAGCGAACGGGGCGAACGCATCAAGTCGATCGTCGCGTCGTTGCTGTCCGCGCCGACCGTGTCGCCGCTGTTCCTTCACGGCGTCATCGACTTCGAGCAGTTGCTGACGCTGGCCGAGTTGCCGGTCGGTCCGAACGTGGCGCAAGGGCTGGCGGACATCCGCGAGGCGGCGGCTGTGCCTCCGGCCCTTCCTGGCCTCGGTGGGCCTGCTCAATTCCAACTCGCGGTCGAACGTCCGACGATCCCTCCCGTCGCGCCGACCGACCTGTCGATTGCCGAGAAGGCCGCGCGCGCCGACGAACCGTTGTTGCGCGAACTGATGGCCGCGTTGGGCGATGGACCTGAGTCCGTCGACATGGTGCGACTTTAGCGCCGTCCTTCGGAAGCTACGGGACCGGTACGCGCAGACCATCCTTGCGGCTCGCGTCGCCGGCATGCTCCAGCCGTTGAGGGAAACGGTCAAGACGCTGGCGGTCGAGGTGACGTGGCCCAGCATCGACAAGGGGTTGGCCTGGCTCGAAGACCAGGAGATCCTACTCGGCGGTCGACGCGCGACGGTCGAGGCCAACGCCGAGGCGTTGGCGTCCCGGGCGTCATCGGCGGCGAACCGGCTTTTCGATGCGAAGGTAGCTCGTGAGGTCCGGGAATCCATCCGACGCGGCGAGGGGGCCGACTCGTGGCACAAGCGGGTGTCGGCGATCGTCGACGTGGAGCGGAACGTCTCGGAGACCGTCCATAGGACGTTCGCCCATCGAGCCTACTACGCCGGGCAAACGGAAGTCTTGACCGAGGTGCCGGCCGTCGCCTCGCGGTTCCCATACGTGGCCTACGATGCGACCAGGGACACGCGAGTTCGGCCGACCCATTGGGCGAAGAACAAAATGGTCGCGCGGGTAGGCTCGCCGCTGCACAAAGAGATGTTGAAGCTACTCGACGAATACAATTGTCGTTGCAGTTCCACGCCGATGACGCTCAAGCAAGCGCAGGCGGCCGGCATCGACGACGACACGGGTGCGCCTCCCGAGCCGGTGGAAACAATCGCGGATCAGCCACAACCGGCCGCGGAACCGGTCGGACGCGACTTCGTCGGGGGCTTCGGCAAGTCGGTTGCCGATGTCCGGCGAACTGGCTCGATCACCACAGACGGCCAGCTCGACCATCCTTCGACCGTTGCTTGGGATCGGATCGTTGCGGACGCCATCGGCGAAGGGGCCGGCGACGCGGACCTCGCGTCGGTCGCTGGCGTTCCCGATGGTGAGTCGGCCGAGATCCTCATCCGGCAGAACCGCGAAGGCCCGCCGTCGATCAAGGTCAAGACGGACGGCAGGACCGGCGTTGTTCTCGACAGCGAGATCGTGAAGAACGACGCCGGCGAGACGGAGATATCGAACGACCTGTTCTTGGTGCCGAAGGCGAAGCAAGGGCAAGGGATCGGCTCTCGGTCGTTCGCCCGACAGGTCGAGCAAGCGGCCGAGAAGGGGGTCGCGAGAATCAGGACGCTCGCTGCCGGAAGCCCAGACGATGCCGACCGCAACGGCTACTACACCTGGGCGCGGCTCGGATACGACTTCGAGTTCGACGCCGAACTGATCGCAAGGCTACCGGTCAAGTTCCGCGACGCGCGGACGCTTCAGCAGTTGATGAGGCTCCCGGACGGTCCGCAATGGTGGCGGGCCAACGGCCGGTCGTTCGACGGCGTCTTCGACCTGGCTCGCGGTTCCGAAAGCCGCGCGGCGTTGCAACGATACCTCGACGTGAAGGGGATCAGCTCATGAACCGATTCGACCTCGAACTGTCCGTGATGGTGGGACCAGATGGCGACGCCGACGCTGTCGTGATCAAGCGGGCCGACGGGTCGTTCGTTCGCCTCGCTTCGCCCGATGCTGAATACCGCGGCTACTCGTTCGCCGAGCTTGTCGCCATCGGATCGGGCATCCATTCGCTCGACGTGCGGCTCGACACGGACGGCGACATCGACCCGGACGATCCGGCCTTCGAGGCGATGGACCGGCAAGCGGCGGCGGTTGCTGCGCGACGTTCGTTCGGATAGATTGGACTCGGCTTCGGGTGGACGGGACAGGGGGGCGCGTGCCAAGTAGCCCCCCTGTTTCCACCTTGACAAACGGCCCAACCCCCCACTCGCCTATTGACCCGCGTAATACAACGTAATACCCTTGACATTGTCAATCCTCCCGTGCGGTCGCCGGCGGAATAACCGTGACGACGCTCGCGAGTCCCACCGTCTACCAGTTCTACGCCGACTCAGGCGCCGCCGATCCCATCCGCTCGACCAAGTTCCGCAAGGACATCCTTCGCGTTGGGCGTTGGCGTATCGGCGATCGCGTTTGGAACGTCACGCGAGAAACCATCGCCGAGATCGCGGCCAACTTCGACCGCTCACGCAAGGCCGGGAACCGCGTTCCTCTGGTCTGGGGCCATTCGCAATCGGCTCGCGACAAGGCGGGCGAGGTCGTCGGCCTGTCGATAACCGATGACGGCCGTGAACTGACGATGGAAGTCGCGGCGCAAGATCCCAAGGCGCGCGAGTCGTTGCGGAACGTCGACCACGCAGTATCTGTCGAGGTCCGCGAACCTTACGTAGACGGGCGAGGCAACCAGTACAGCGCCCTTCTGACACACGTCGGCATCGTCCAACACCCGGTCATCCCCGGTCAAGGTCCGTTCGTTCAACTCTCTTTGGAGTCTTCAGGCATGGGCAAGAGCATCACGCGGCAACTGGCGGAAGACGAGGTAACGGACATGGTCGCCGAGGAAGGCGTGTCGGATGCCGTCGATACCTCGGCCGAGCCGGGTTCGCCGAGTTCGAACATGATCGCGGTGAAAGACGTGGTCGAGATGTTCGCGAAGGCGACCGGGCAGACCCTGAGCGCCGACATCGACACGGTGAAGGAACTGAAAATCGTAGTCGACATGCTCTTCGGCGCGCCGGCGTCCGATGTCGGGGCCGATGTGGCCGACGCTCCCGAAATCGACCTGACGGGTGACGAGTCGGTCGCGACGCTGTCGATCCCGGCGATGCGGAAGCAACTGAAAGAGACTCGCCGGCAACTGTCGATTCAAGTGCAATCGCGCGTCGCCGATTCGAAGGCCGCGTTCGTCCGACGCCTCGACTCGATGGTCAACGCCGGCCAGATCTCGCCGCAATTCCAAACCGGGCTGCTGAACGCCGGCGAGGTGAGCCGGTGGCAGATGTCGATTCTCGACCCGTTCGCGGGTTCCGATGGCACCTCGGGGCCGAAGACCACGACGAAGGTTCGGCGCTTGGCGACCGCGCAGGTTCCGTCGATCGATGGCGCCACCGCGGGGCCGACCGACGCCGAGTGCGCAGCGATGGCCGCGAAGATGCTACGGCGCCCAGTCGCCGCGAACTGACCTTGTAGCGGTCGGCTCGGGGCCGGTTGCGTCTGAACCAAACGATTGAGGAGAACAGAAATGGTACAGCTTGCCGGATATGAAGCGGGCGCGTCGATCACTCCGCGAGAGATTCAGTTCAGCGTCGAGGACGGGCAACTCAAGCCGGGCGGTATCGTCATCAACGGCACGCTCGGAATCGACGGCGGCAACTCGATCACGAACGAGATTCGAGCCGGTTGGCTCATGGGCCAGATCACGGCGACCGGGTTGTGGACGCCGTGCAAGCGGACGCAGGTCAACCTTGCCTCGGCGACCGTCACGGCGCTGATCGTCGACAACAGCTATCCGTTCGTCGTTGGTGACGACATCTCGGTCGGGGCCGATACCGGGATCGAAATCACGGCGATCAACTACGCGACTCACACGCTGACCATCGCATCGACCGCCGTAGTCGACAACGAGGTCGTGGTCGCCGAGGACGGGTCAGAGATCTGCCGAGGCGTCCTGGCCTCCTGGGCCAAGTTGCGCAACCGCGAGAACGACGCTTTGGCGAATGCCTCGGCGCAATTGTTCATCGCCGGCAAAGTCGACCAGGCGAACCTGCTGGGCGACGTGGCGGCCGTCATTGCGACAGCGTCGAGCCATTTCCTCGAAGGCATCCAGTTCTGGAACGCCGGCATTCGGACGCTGTAGCGCAAGGGACCATCGAAGCGGTCGGGGGGTCCGGCCATTGAAACGACCAATAGGGAGCGAACGAAATGGCCAGTCTCACCGATGTTGCGAAGGTGCTCGACTACCGGACCTTGGCGTCCGTCTACTCGGAAGCGGGGCGCGACAATCTCGCGCTGAACACCTACTTCAACATGTACACCGGGGGCGCCCGCGAGCAGTTTCGAAACGACGAGGTCGAGTTCGTGAAGCTGTCGCGGACCAAGGACCCGATGCCGTTAAACCACCGGGGAAGCCCGGCGCGAGTGGTCACGCCGACCGGCAAGGACCGCGCCTACCTGCGCATGCTGAATATGTACGACGTGCTCGAATTGGGTATGGACACGCTCCAGATGTTGCGGAACCCGGACCAGTGGGTTCTGCAAGACAAGGGGCGAGAAGAGGTCGCGCAACAGACGACCGACCTTGCAACGCGGCACTCGGTCGCGAAGCAAGTCTTCATGGCGAAGTACATGTCGAGCCAGACGATCTGGATCGACGGCAACGGCGACATTCTCGAATCGTCCACGGGCGCCGTCGAGACGATCGCAACCGGCATCCCGACGCAGAATATCGGCCAGGTTCCGGGCGCCGGGTTCGGCATCACGGGCGACATCATCGACGCCGCGTGGGATGTCGCGGGGACCAAGATCCTCACGCAGTTGGACAAGTTGAACGAAGCGGCCGAGGCGCAGAACAGCGAACCTTTGCGTCACATCTGGATTCATCGGTCGAACAAGTTCTGGTTGCGCCAGAATACCGAGATCCTCGCGATGTACTCGGCCGGCCAGGATCGGCTCGACAACGCGCTCTCGGGAGACACGTTCGAACTCAACGGCTATACGTTCCATTTCTACGGCGGAACGTACACCACCACCGCAGCGGCGACCGGGTATTACGTCCCGAAGGCGCAGGCCATCATCACGCCCGATCCGGGCGATGGTCGGTGGATCATGAACGCGGACGGCCTCCAGCTTGTCCCGACTCAGTCGGGCGTCATGCCGACCGTCGAGGCCGCGCTGTCGAACTGGACCGACGTGTTCGGCGACTTCGCCTACGCGAGCGTCGTCGACAATCCCCCGCGAACCCAACTGTTCGCCGGCAGCAACTGGCTCTTCGGGTTCAAGTCGCCGAAGTCCACCTTCGCGCCGACGGTCGACTTCTAAGCGGCTGTCGAGGCGGCGGCCGTGGGTTCGGGCACTGGCGAGGGGTTGGAATGGCGAAACGATCGAACAGCGTCGACGAGTCCATCTTGGGCGGTCTGAAGATGCCGTTCGGGGAGTTCACGGGCCAGCCGATCACCGACGTTCCGCCCTCGCATCTCGAAGCGTTGCTCGCCGAGAAGGGCGTCGGGATGTCGGACTTGAGCGGGTCGGAACTCGGCAAGATCCGCCGCTGCAAGATCCTCGTCCCGGCCGAGGCGATCGTCCGCCATTGGCGGCAGTCCTCGAAGCGACGCAAGGTCCGGAAGCCGGTCGAGGTCGTCGACGAACCACCGGCGACCGAGACCGATTGAACCGGGCCGGACGAACTATCGCTCTCCCCGCTCCGATCCACGCGGGGCGGGGTTTTTTGTTGCCGCAAGGTGAACTATGGCGAACGTAACAACCTATTGCAGTCGTCAGAACGTCATCGACCGCATCACCGACGCCGGGTTCGAGTACGCGGCCGACGACAACCAAAGCGAAGACTTGACCGAGGCCGAGAAGGTCGCGTCTATCGACGAGGCCATAGCGTTCGCCGGCGTGCGGATCGACGAGTCGTTGTGGAAGTGGGTCGACGTTCTCCCGATCGTGCAAAGCGACACGGCCCGCAATGAACCGTTGAAACACTTGGCGATCGACATCGCGTCCGAACGCATCTTTCAGCGCGGGGGCGGCGTCGTTCCCGAATCGATCGCCCAAGCAGCGAGCGAGGCGAAGGCGACTCTCATGCGGTACATGGCGAACGAGTCGAGGCCGACCGGCATCGCCTACCCGATCGACGCCGAGGATCGCGAGGTTGCGCGTCTCGGGACACCTGTCGTGGTCAACCCGCGTAGGCGTGGCCCGTCGGTCGTTCGGAGGCGCTACTAATGGCCCTTCCGATCCTCACAACGATGCGACGGAGCCTATGGAGCGCGGTCGACGCTTGGGAACCGTTCGACGGGCTATTTCGCGAGAAGGTCCGCGCGGAAGCGAAGGGCACGGTTCTCGCTGCGGACTACACGCCGAAGGTCGCGAACCTGCCGGCGCTGCTCATGCAACCGTCCGCGCTACCGCCGACCGGGTGGCGGACGAACCAAGAGCAAGAGATTCAATACCCAATCGACGTGACCGTCTGGACGCATCACCGGTCCGTGCTCGATGGCGAATGGATATGGGAACAGTTCAACCGCTGCCTCTGGCAATCGACGGCGCCGGGCGGCTCGCGATCCTACCTGTTCGACCGCGATCATGGGGCGCTTGACAATCACTCCACGAGCCTTCCGGGCGCCATCTTCGTCGGGCCGGACATGACGCGGTGGGACTGGGGCGTAGTTTTGATCCGGGCGTGGACCCCTGAAACTGAAACGGCTGAAATCGACAAAGCGGAGGCTATCTGATGGCACAGCTTGGCAAAGCGGGCGGACATCGGCCGTACCTGCATTTCGCGAAGGAATCGGTATGGTCGACGCCGGTTACGCCGGACATCTACTTGCCCTACGATTCCTACGGCGTGATCGCGGCGCCGGCGTATTACGTTGCAAACCGCTTTACCGGCGTTCGGCAGCGCAAGTCCGATAACGAGATCCACCAAATCCCGGTGGGCGGTACGATCGCCTGCGACCTGCTCGGGTTCCAGTTCAACTCGCTCGCGGCCGGCCTGATGTCGATCGCCCAGCATCTCATCGACCCGGCGTTCTCAGGGCCTGCAAGCGAAACTCTCGACTCGCTGACGTTCAACCTCTTCGACCCGAACGAGGGAACCGGCACCAGCGGCAAGCTACACGACGGCTGTCGCATCAACTCGCTGACGCTCTCGGGCGACGAGGGGTCGGCGCCGATCAAGCTATCTCTCGACGTGTTCGCGGCTGCTGAAGCCGTCGCGGCCGAGGTGGCCCTGCCGGCTGCGAGCCGACGCCGGGCGTTCCTGTTCCGCGATTCCGTGTTCTCTTTCGGTGGGACGACCACGCCGCTGAAGTCGTTCGGATTCACGTTGGAAAACAACCTGATCCGGAAGTACAACAACTCGCTTCTCGTGTCGGGGATCTACGCCGGCGACCGAAACACCTCGCTGACCTTCGCTCTCGACAAGGATTCCGATACGTACGACCTGCTCCGAAGGGTGACCGACTTCAGCGACCGGACCGCGCAGATTGTCTTGAAGGGCGACCACGAAGGCACTGGGGCGACCGGGACATTCACCACGTTGACGATGGATTTCGACGTCACCCAGTTCGCGGGCGCGACCGACGACACAGCGCGCAACGACCTGATGGGGCAAAGCTTGTCGTACGCGGTGCTGAAGGCGGACACGTCGGCGAACGACGTTGACTTGACGTGGAGCGACACGTGAGCAAGTTTTCGATTCAAGCTGATTTCCAACGGGACGCCGGGCGGCTCAAGGCTGCGCGCGCCAAGCTTCCGGCTGCGCGCAAAGCCGGAATGCGCGCGGTCGGCGTCCAGGTCATCGCGTGGGCCGTTCGCGACTTCCGAGGCCGTTCCGTCGGCGGTTCCCAAGGCGGTACGACCTGGCGGCGTATCGGGCGTTCCGCGATCGCGAGCCGACTTGCGAAGCGTTCGCCCTGGCAAGCCATCGGGGCGACGCTGGCGGCGATGACGGCGGTCGAGCGGCCGTTGCGCGAGAACCTGGCCCGGATGATGCCGGGCGCCGGGACGAGGCAGCAACGCGGGGCAATCGCCCACGCGTTCGAGGAAGCGAACCCGATCCTCTCGAAGAACAAGGCGACACGGAAGAAGCTGAAGGCCAAGCGCAAGGGGATGATCGATACGGAGTTGGCCCGGCATGCGATCGGCGTCGACACCGGGCGGCTCGTCAACTCGCTGGTCCACGGCGAACCTGAGCTTGCCGGAATCAATCCGGGCAAGATGCGACCGGGGACGCCACCGCCGCCGCGCGCCGAGTTCAAAGAGGGGAAAGAATCGATCACCGTCGGCTCGAACCTCGAGTACGCGAAACACTTCGATAAGCTACGGCCGGTCTTCCCCCGTACCATGATCACGTCGGCGCGCAAGAAGGAGCTGCAAGAGCTGCTCGCGGACGTGCAGGACGAGGTGATCCGGGAATCGTACGAGGGGAAAGCATGATCGTTGGCGGTGGAGACAAGGGCGACAAGGGGCCTGGGCCGTTCCCGGTGACGATTTCAAACCCGTCCTTCGGGTCGGCCGTCCTGCTCGTCAAGCGGGTGACGTGGGCCGACACGGCGGGTCAGATCGGCGTGCGGAACGACGCGGCTGTCGAGGGCGGTTCGCCCGGGAAGGCGGACGCGGAATACGTGATGGCAACCGCGATTGTCGGCTGGTCCGACGTGTTCGACTCGGAAGGGGCGGCCGTGCCGTTCTCTCGGGACGCCCTGGCGGAAGCATGCACGGCTCATCCGCTGTTCGGTTGGTGCGCGTGGCGAGTGGCGGACAATGCGTTCTCGGGCATCACCGAGGACGTTGTGGGAAACTTGCCGGCGCCGTCCGACAATGGGTCCGGAACGGCCGAAGCGACGACGCCAGAATCAACCGATGGCAGCGATATCGAACCGAACGGCTGATATGGGAAGAGCTTGGCCTTTCCCGCGCCGACCTCGCGGACATGCCGGCGAACGAAGTCGAAGAGCTGATCGTCATCGGCAATTGGCGAACAAAGGTGATCGAGGAGATCGCCGAGATCCGCAGGCAGGCCGACGCTATGAGATCCAGATGAACCAAACGATGCACACCCACATTACGGCGAAGCAGACCAGTTGCGTAGCATTCCATCGAGTCGGCGTTGACGAAGTCATGGTGAACCCCTTTCGTTGATGTGTTCCTTGATCTTGGGCCGAGATTGGACCAATGGCAACGACGATCCTGATAAAAGGCGAATCGAGGTCGGCCGAGGTCGCTGTCGACAAGGTCACGACATCGATGGACCGGGGGAGCACGTCGGCGAAAGGCTACGCCGTCTCCCAAGGACAGGTCGACCGATCCCTGAAGGGCACGACAGCGTCGGCGACAACGGCGGCTGCGGCTGTCGGGAAGGTCGGAACGGTCACGACGCTGATGTCGGGGAAGGCCGGGACAGCGGCGACGGCCATCATTGGGTTGGGCGGGGCGTTCGGTGTGATGGGGTCGTCGGTCGCAAGCGTGGTCGCGGCGATGGGGCCGTGGGGACTGGCGATCGCGGGAATAGGCATTGCTTTAGCTACTGCCGTGACGATCTACAAGAACTTCGCCTCCGCTGCCGACGATGTGAGCGACTCTCACGAAAAGGCAACAGACAGTGTCAATCGCTTCGGTTCCGCTCTCAATCAGGCGACGCAGAACAGAACCCGAGCAAGGAACGAAAACCGGGCCGAAGCCGAAGTCTTCCGGAAAACGCTGGCCGATGAGAAAACCGAACGACTGAAGATCAAGCTCGTCCGTACCGCGTTGCTGGAAGTCGGAAACGACGAAGTAAAGACCAGCGAACGGCTCAAGAAACTCGAAATCGAACGGCAAGGATTGCTTCGGCAAGGCGCCCGGTCTACCGGCGGAACGAGACGAGAAAAAGACGCTCGAAGGCTCGCCGAAGAGGGTATCTTCGCGATCGACGTAAAATCGGCTGCACTGCTGAAACGTCGAACGGAATTACAACAAAAGGCCGCCTTGGCCGCGGACAAGGCAAGAGCCGAAGAAACGGCGGGCATGGTGGCGCGGGCCGGGGTTCGCGACAAGCTCGAAGCGCAAGACCTCGCCGCGCAGAAGGCCAAGCTGAAGCTATTGAAGGACCAGAAAGACGCGCGGGTTTCGGCGCTGGTCGCTTTACAGCAAGAGGTCAAGGTCACGGCCGATGCCGCGAAGGCCGACGCCGGGACGGGCGACAGCGAAACGGTTCGGGGCGGTGGCGGTGGTCTCCAAGGCGGGATCGGCGCGTTCTTCGCTCAAGCGGGGTTCAACTTCGGTGGGCCTCGGGCGCCGCGAGGACCGGCCCAATCCCGTGGCGGCGGCGGACCGGGCGGCACGCTCAAAGGTCTTTTCAACCGACCCGACCGGAAGGAAATACTCAAGCAGGTCGTCCGTTCTCGCGTGGCTGGCGGCGCCGACGAGGACGACGCGCGGAAGGCAGCGTTCCGGGGTGGCGACAAGCGGCAAGGCGACGCGACCGGCAAAGAGATCGCGGAAGCGCAACAGCAACTGGCGAACGCCGAGATCGACCGCGTCGCGAAGCGGGCCGGGACCGATGCCGAGATCGTTCTAGCGCAAAAGAAACAGATCGAGGCGATGGCCGAACTGAACACGCAACAATCGGAGATGTCGACGAAGCTGGCGCAGGTCCAGGCGGCGGCGGACGCGATCTTGAACAACGCTCGCGGTCGTCGCCAGCGGTCGGGGAGGTAGGCATGCCGTTCGCATCCTTCACGTTACGGACTCACGAGCAATCCGACGGTCGGGTTCAGGTCTATGAGAGAAACGTTGATTCAGACGGCGAGATCTACAGCTACAGCTACACTGCCGCGACGGTGTCTGAAGCTACGGCAATCCAGGCAAGCCGATACGACGGCATCTTGGTTGACCGCAGGCGTAGAGAGGTTCGCCGTTTGGTCAATCATTTTTCTGGTCGCGGAACGTGGGCGAATTTCATCCTTGCGACGTTCTCGACCAAAGCGATGCTCAGGACTCGGATACTCAAGTTGTTCCGAGGTAACGGACGATCTGAGGCGTTGCAATACGCGGCGCCGGTCGACGCGCTGACGGTCGGCACGATCGCATCGTTGCTGTCGGTAACGAACCCGGTGGCGAGCGGGATCAAAACCCGAGCCGCGAACATGATCCAAGTCGCTACCGACGACGCGGGATGGGAAGCGGACACGGTTGACGATGACGGGGTCGAGTAATGGCTGACGTATATCTACGATCGACCGATGGTAACGACGCGGACGATGGTTCGACGTGGGCGCTAGCTGACGCTACGCTCGTTGCTTCGTTGGTCGCTGCCGGCGCTGGTGGAAAATCTTACGTCAGCGACGCGCACGCCGAGACGCAAGCGGCGAATATGGATATGGCATCGTCGGGAACGGCAGCCAGCCCCACGAAGGTACTTTGCGGCGATGATGTGGCCGAGCCACCGACGACCGTCACAACATCCGCCACGGTCACGACGACCGGCTCGAATCACATGTCGTTTACCGGTTTTGCCTACGTCCAGGGCGTGACGTTCAACATGGGGACGGGCAATGCAAACGACACGATCAAATGGACCGACGCATCTCCGTGGTCTTGGACGTTCGAGGACTGCGCGTTGAACGTGGTGTCGACCCATGCTTCGGCGGGGTTTCAGGTAGGAAACTACGGGAACAATACCGAAGACGATCAGGCGTTGCGGTTCATCAATACCGACATCTCGTTCGGCAACTCAAGCCAGGGGTTCATCTGGGTTTCTTGTCTGTTCGATTGGCATGGCGGATCGGTCACCGGAACCGCGCCCACGACGCTGTTTTTGGCCAAGGCCAGCGGGTCGATAGGACAAGTCAACCTGTTCGGCGTCGACTTGTCGGCATTCGGAAGCGGAAAGAATCTGGTCGACGTGTCGGCGACTGGCGGAAAACGAACGATCTACAAGTTCGTTGGTTGCAAGCTCGGCGCATCGGTGACGATAGCGACCGGAGACGTGGCCGGGCCAGGTGGCCCAGAGGTCGAATGTATCAATTGCGACTCGGCGGATACTCGTTATCGCTGGTACAAGAAGGCGTGCGGCGGGGAATCGCTGACTGAGACGACCATTGTCATGACGGGTGGCGCGCAGGTCGACAGTGTGGCAATCAGCCGAAAGATCGTCACGACAGCCAACGTCAATGACGTTTTCCCATTCTTCGGCCAGTGGCATCAGTTCTGGAACACCGACCTTACGGCTCAGACGCTGACCGTCGAGATGGTGACCGATAATGTGACGGTGACCGATGGCGAAGTGTACGTCGAATTGTGGTACGCCGGGACCAGCGGAACGCCTCTTTATCTGCTGCTCACGGATCGCGTGGCTGACTTCCTAACGACGCCATCGAATCAAGCGGCATCAACGCAAGCATGGACCACGACCGGATTGACGACGCCGATCAAGCAAAAGCTCACGGTGGCGTTCACGGCTCTCGAAACTGGATTGATCTTGTGGCGGGTCGCGGCCACGAAGGCGAGTTTGACGATGTATTACGATCCTGACACGGCGTTGAGCTAATGGCGACATCATGCGACGGATTGTTCGGATTCGTGACCGGGACAGGAACCGGACTGTCGTACGACACGCTCGGAACGTTCTTTACGGAACCGGCCAGCGGCGGAACCACCTACGAAGAGTCGATCACCATCGCCGAATCGGCTGGCTACTCGCTGGCCAACATCGGGACACTCGGAAACGCCTTGACGATCGCGGCGTCGAGCGGGTTGACCGACGCCGACCTTGGCACGCTGGGCAACACCAGCACGTACGCGGCGACGGCCGGTTTGACCTCGGCGGCGAATGCGATCGTAGCGAATGCGCTGACGGTTGCCGCGACGGTCGACCTGTCGCTGGTGGCGGGCCTTCTCCTCGAAGACACCTTCGCTCTCGGCGCGACGCTCGACCTCGTGACGGCCGGGGTCGTATCGAAGGATGAGGCGCTGACTCTCGCGGCTTCGGTGGGGATGACGCAAGCGTCGCAACTGGTCGCGGCCGATGCGGCGACGATGGCCGTTACGGCTTCGATTGCGGCGCAGACCGACGCGGTTGTCGCCAACGCTGTGGCCGCTGGGGCGTCTATGGCCGTCTCGGCTGCGGGCGCCGGTGTATTCGCCCAAGCGTTGACGGTGGCCGTCCAGGCGGCGTTGGCGGCCGCTGGCGTGGTCGCGACCGCGGGTTCCGACCATACTGTCATTCGGTTCGTGCTCGAAGCGATGACGAAGCCTGGGCTGACCGGCGAGACGCTGACGAAGCCGGGAATGACCGACGAGACAATGTACAACTGAAAGGGGCTTGCAATGATCCTTGACCAGACCGGCTCGGCGTTCGGTGGCGGCGTCGCGATCCACAACGTTTACGACGTTGAGTGCTTCGACCGCGCGGGGCGGTTGAAGTGGCGCGAAGTCGTGGGCAACCTCATCACGACCGAGGGACTCAACGACCTGCTCGACAAGTACCTGAAGGGGTCGACCTACACGGCGGCATGGTACGTCGGCCTGATCGACAACGCCGGGTTTACGTCGATTGCGGCCGGCGATACGGCGGCGCAGATCAACGGCACGAACGCTTGGGCCGAACTAAGCGAGTACGACGAGGCGACTCGCGAAGTCCTGACGCTCGGCACGCCGGCGGCCGGTTCGGTCGACAACTCGGCCAGCAAGGCGTCGTTCACCATCAATGCGTCGAAGTCGGTCGAGGGCGCGTTTATTTCGAGCCTATCGACGAAGGACGGAACGACGGGCGTTCTCTACGGCGCCGCCGCGTTCGCCGCGACCCGCGTCGTCATCAGCGGGGACACATTGAACGTCACGGCGACACTGACCGCGGCGAGCGCGTAGGCGAAGGGGCCAATCGATGCCATTGACGCGAAAGCAACGGACGGTCCAGGAGGCCACGACGGCAACCTACACGGCGACGCTGAAGGATGACGCCGGCGTGGTCATCCCCTCGGCCGACCTGACGACCTTGACGCTCACGCTCTACAACGAGAAGACCGACGCGATTATCAACTCGCGCAACGCGCAGGACGTGCTAGGCGTCAACGGCGGCACGGTCCACGCGACATCGGGACTGCTGACGCAGGTCTTCGCGCCGGCCGACAATCCGATCGTCGATACGGCGCTTGAGCACGGGCGGACCGAGGTCCATATCGCGCAGTTCGACTTCGCCTGGAACGCCGGCGCGAAGGCGGGCCGGAAGCTGATCACGATCGAGGTCGTCCAGAATCTAAAGACGACCTGAAGGGGCGGCGTTGAATGGCTCTCCGTATGTGGTATCGGTTGCCTCCTGGTCCGTGGATCGAGTTGGACTTCGACGCCCAGCGGATGGGCGACTTCACGCTTTCCGTCTCGTATTCGCATCCCGCGACGCTGACGTGGACGATGGCGCAGGACCAGCACACGACGCCGATCCCCTACCTGTCGTCTATCGCGTTCACCGATTCCGATTTCTGGGACCCGGACGCCGCGCCGCTCGGGGTCGGTCCCGAGTTCTTCGTAGACCCCGTCTTCGAAGGACACGTCAAGGACATCCAGCCGGCCGAGTCGAACAAGCTGGCGTATGTCGCGATGGACCCGACCGATCGGGCGGGGCAGGAACTCACGATCCTGTCGGGGGCGTCGTCGAACGTTCCGCGACTCGTCTACAACGCGATGATCGAGACGGACGACGACTACGCATTCTCGCGCGACCTGACGGCCACCGTTGAAACGATGTTCCAGGATCTGCTCGGCGACCGGGTGGCGCAACTACGACCGCTGATCGCGGCGCCGCCTGGGGCTTCCGACCCGTACCACGCGCCGGACTTGGCCGGCCTCGACATGGTTCCGCAGGACAAGGTGGTTTTCGAGACCGAGGGGTTGCGGTCCGGTCTCGATCGGTTGCTGCAATGGTACCCCGCTCACCGGATCTTGTTCCGTCCAGGGGCTGACGCCGCGCGCAAGTGGCGCGTCCACAAAGTCGATACGGCGCCGCAAGTCACGCTGACGCTCAACGACTGGTCTACGGTCGGTGGCAAGCGAATCCTTTCGATGGCGTTGCAACGGTCCATCGAGCAGCGCGTCGCGGCCGTCGAGATCCTCGGTCCGTTACGACTCAATCACGGCGTCGCTTCGTTGCTGCCGGCAACGCCTACGGGCATCGGACCGGCCGACGCGACGCATTCCCTGACCGAGCTATGGGACCCGACCGACGAGGCGTCCGTATTGGCTCTCGGGCCGGACATCGGTAATGCGACGAAGGGCCGCGTCTTCCGCGTGTGGCAGATCACGGAACCCGACGCGCGGGCGCTGGCCCGGCAGATGTCGACGGTGCGGCTCTTCGGCTACAGCGATGTCGGCCGCGGCACAAACAACGACGACCAGTTCCGGCTCACCTACCAGCCGAACCTGCTTGCGTCGTACGACGCCGGCGTGACCTACGAGACCGTAAACGGCATCGAACTCGACACGGCCGAGGGAATCGTCCGGGCGCCGCGCACGGTCATCCGCAACGTGGGTGGCGCGTGGACCGGACCCGACAACGTGGTCTTCGAGTTCGGGTATTTCGCTTCGGAACTGTCCGCTCGCGCGCCGCTGGTCGGATTCGAGGGCACGGCCAACAGCCAGCTTGGAATCACTACCGTGCGAAGCCAGTTCGACGAGAGCTTGGTGGTTGGATACGACAAAAACGA